AATAGCCCAGCAAGAAAAGCATTGACCAAGACTTTTGGATCCGAAATGCCAGACATATATAGAGCTGCAACGGCCGAAATTGAAGCCCTCAACCAAGATGCTCCTGCTGATTTTAATTCGTTCATTTCTTTTTCTCCTTTTTCGGCTTTGCCTGTGGAAGTGGCTCGACCACTGGATATTCTCCAGCATAAGCAACAAGCTTTGGCCTAGCGAAACCAACAATCTCCTTGCCGATGTAGCGTTGCTTAACCATGACCATTCCGCCGTTGCGCTGATCTCCATTGCCGGAAGTGTTGCCCTCGATGCAATAGACGCTTGTTGCGCCTACCTTGACCACAATGCCAATGTGACTAATCCGATCTATGCCATCGTGTGGAAAGTCCATAAAGCACAAATCGCCAAGCTGCGGCTTATCATCAATCCAGCGTCCAAGCTCTTTCATCTTATGAGCCCCAGCAGCCGTTGAAACCATTGAAGGAATCTTGACTTTTGCCTGGTCAAAGACCCAGTTGCAGAAGGATCCGCACCAGGGCAATCCATCGGCCTTTGTGAACTTGCCGTACTTTGTCAGATTATCGCCAGTCTCCACTGTGCCGACTTCAGCTAGTGCGACTTCAATAATCCGCGCAGCCGTTCCTTCTGGATAGTTGCTCACTTGCCTAATTTAAGACCTTTAGGAATTGGCTTTGTGTAATTCCACGCAGCGATGTAATCGCCTAAATCATCGGAATCATTTTGCAGCGCAATAGTGCCATCAATAAAAGATTTAGTGCCTTCCAATTCTGGATAAGCTGTAATAATTGTTTCGAATAGTGTCATTATAGTCCTCTTATCCATACGCCTGAGAATACTGTCTGCCCGCTGCCGTCATCTATGCGTGGATTACCTGAACCATCAAGTGTTGCATAAACTTCAAGGTAATCTGTTGTGCCGTTCATAGCGATAACAATGCCACCACCGCCACCATAAGTTGTTACTCCACTAACAACGTCAATTCTTGTAGTAACTGCGCCATTTTTGTAAATATAAAATGTCATATAACCAGCATTGTTAGTACTAGCAATAACAGTTGTGTTTATTTGGTAATAACCTGCCGTTGTCGGTGTAAATCGGCTTGAAGCAAAATTGCCAGCAGTGTCAAAATCCTCTGTTCCAAAAAGCACTTTAGTTGTAACACTTTGAGTAAGGCTTTGTGCTGCTGCTGCACGCGCTGCAAATGCTGGACCACTTGCGGCAGCGACTGTTGCCCAGCTTGGAACACCAGCTGCCACTGTGAGCACTTGACCAGTTGATCCAATGCCCAATCGCGTGTTTGTGTTTGCAGTAGCTGATGAATAAGCAATATCGCCAAGCGTTGTGCCAGGTTGTAATGCCTTTAATCTTGTATCGACGCCCTGAAGTGCGACGTCAAAGTCGGCTGGAAGATCCGTGACCAAATCTGTCGCCGTTGGAAGAACAAAGCCATAATTAGTCGTTGGATTTGCCATAGGTGTTTCCTTTCGTTATGAGACTATTGTGGCATATTGCCACTCTAAAGTCGGCGACACGGTGTTCCATGCTTCGACTATTGGCACATCGTTCCATCGCATAGCTTGCAGTGAATATGCCAACGGAGACATAAGAAGAGTGATGTCGAGCTGATTGTAAGAAGCGCGGAAAGTCCAGCCCTCGACAAAGCCTTGAAACGTGCCAGACGACATATTTGGCGGAAGGTCATTCAAAGCTATTGGCTGACCCATAAAGATATTGATTAGGTCGTCACGATCTGCATTATCTAGCTCTGGATTAGTCAAGGCGTAAGTAATGGAATCAAATATCGGCTGCGGATAAGCTCTTAGAGCTAGATAAAACGCGGCTTGATCTACGGCATCATGCGAATGTCGCAAGGTTGTTGTAAAGATTTGTGATAAATCGCCATAAAGTGCAATCGATGCTGGATCTGTGTCGCTGACCTGATTAGATGAGTTTTGGCCGTAGCTGATAGTGATGTCATTTCTGACATCGCCTGCCCTTGTCTTAATAGTGATGCCTTGCCCTAATGCGTGATTGGCAGTGAGATCCGTGTATCCGTTAGCTGCAAGGTAATTCGTTCGATGTGTCGAATCTGCATAGGAGATAAGGCCAAAGGCGTCTTCATATAAATAACCTAATCCGCTACTGGCGAGCGCGGCGACTAAGTCATAGATAATGATGCGATCTGATGAGCGTTGTGCCAACTCATAATTCCCTGGAGTGTCAATTTCGCCCAGTCCGTTATTTTCAGCATCTTGCCATTGAACAGTCGGATCATAAGTCGCCCACGTAAGAGCTGCTGGAACCTGTTGCCACTGAGCAAAGAGCACTTCGCGCAAGATTGTCTCTATCTGGTCGCCGTCAAAGTCGTGAGATAAGACGCCATCTGTGAGTGCCTTCTGGAGCCTTGCAAGGGCTCCCAGAGCCGTGATTGTAACTTCTTGAGTGTAAGCCGTTGAACCTACCTGAGACACGCTTACAGAGATGTCCACGATTGAGCCGCCAAAGATTGGCACATAAACGGCTGATGTATCCTGCACTTCAATCGAGATGGTGTCGTTAATTTCGTAAGGTAATGCAGCTTGATTGAAGATAATGAGATTGACTGAGCAATAGCCGGCTTGGGCTTGCTCATAGATATTCGTGCGCCCTGACGTAATTGTCAGATTGGCCAACACCGAATCAGTGACATCAACGCCAGCGATTTCAACGCGCCAGACTGGAGCCCACTGCGTCATTAGATTGCCTGAAGTGCGGACGCTCCGCCTGTGCCACGATAGAAGGAATCGTTAAGAGCTTTAATAATTGTGCGAGCAGTGCCTTCGGCATCGATTGCGCCATTGACTGTGAGATTGATTCGGGCAGCATTCTGAGAATCAGTAAATCCTCCACCGCCCATAGCAGCTAAACGAGCTGCATTCTGTGAATCGGTAAAGCCTCCACCTGCTGCTGCTGCAACCTTGATTGCGCCGGCTGCTGCTGATGCAATACCACCGCCGCCGCCTCCGCCACCGCCTCCTCCGCCACCGCCCATAGAAGGAACGACTGCTTGCGATGATAATCCACCGCCGCGAATTGCACCTGGCGCGCCTGTCGTAGCGAATGATTGTCCGCTAATTTTTGACTCTATAAGACTACGCGTCTCAGAAGCAGACAAGCCCCATTTAGTAGGATCAGTGATGACACCTAATAAACCTAAAGTAAATGACGCAAACTTAACAACCTTATCCAAAGCAGCGATGATTGTATTAAGCCAGCCAATCATTTTTCCCAATCCTGAGCTCTGACCTGTATTTGCTTCGCTATTAAATACGCCGAACATTTTACTTAATGATGTTGTGAGACTTTTGACTGTTTCTCCGAAACCGAATGCAGCCGTTTCGGTTGTTGTCATTCCGTCTTTGAGTTTTCCTTTACCACTAAATCCTAAGGCGAAAGCATTGAATGCTGGAAGTACGTTCTCGTTGATGTAATCAATCAAGGACGTAATCATTGGCAACAAACCTTGACCAATAGTTTCTTTGGCTTCATCGAAACTCACTTTTAAGATTGCGATTTTGCCTTCATAAGTTTCCGCATTTGCAGCAGCAGCTCCACCGAATAAATCTGTCAATTTTTGCTGAACGTCTGTGAAGGACATTGTTTTAAGCTCGGCCGCAGATAGTCCAATTCCTAGCTTGCCTAGAGCTGCCGTGTTGCCGTCGTAGGCTTTTCCGATTGCATTGGCAACAGTCTCCAGTGGCTTTCCAGTTGCAGTAGCCACATCAAGGGCAACAGTAAGAAGATCCTGCGCCTTGCTTATGTCTCCAGTTGAAATTGCTAGTCTCTGCAACGCTGGACGAAGTTTATCGTCTGCCACACCGGTTGCCAAAGACATTTTAAGAATCGATGCTTCAGTCGCTGCAATTTGTGCATTGGTTGCACCAGTGGCATTTTCTAAAGCAAGAGCTAGTTTATTTTGTGACGCTTCATCTTCAATCGCAGCCTTGACTCCATCAATTCCGATTTTAATTGCATAAGCTCCAGCAGCAGCTCCGGCTGCGGCGAATGCCAATCCAGCCTTTTTGCCAAAGTCAAGCATTTTTGTTGAGGAGCTATCGAC